GCGCCCGTTACGTACTTACTTGAAAACGTACCACCTCCATCGTCTTGTGCAATTGCAAAACGATCGGTAGCAACTATATTACTTCCCTTTGCCGTTAATTGACTTATCTTTACGTTTGCCATTTTGCTTACTTAAATACGTTAATAATTTCTTTATGTTTTCGTCTTTTGGTTTGTAGTTCTTCATAAATACCAGCCAGTATAGTTATTATTTGTATCCGGATACATATCCCCGTTTGAGTTACTATTGTATTCAGGAAATAAATCGTTGTTGAAGCTTATATAATCAATAAATCTTTCAGTATAATGCTGCGCTATTGAACGTTCTTTTTCTATTAAGAAGTCAATTTCTACTTTTTCTACATTAGTAGCGTTTTCCGAATTGTGTTTATACACCCCTTTGTTCGCTATTGTATAAGCTGCAAAGGGTAAATATTCAACCATAGCCCAATGTATCAGCATCGGTTTTACATACGTAACCAAAAGATTATTGTAATCAGTTGGTATTGTGTAAATTGAACTTATTGTAACCGCTCCATTTGTGCCGCCCGTTACCGTTGCCGTATTTCCTACTTTGTAACCAGTACCCGCCGTGTTAATTGTAGCCGCAGTAATTAAACCACCAGCCGCCGTAATATTTAATTTTAGACCCGTTCCCGTTGTACTTGTTGTATTTATAGCCGTTCCCGTAGTGTAACCCGTTCCTTGGTTGCTTATTGTAATTGCTGTCGGTATTCCCGAATAAGCTAAAATAATTTCAGACTTTAATTTTTCAAGTAAATCAGTACCTAAGTAATTTTGAATATGAATGTCTTGCGCTATTTTAACGTACTGAATAAAATTGTCCGTGTCTACGTTGCCGTTCATTGCAGTGAACTTAACAACGTCGTTTCTTGTAATTAAAAGTGCTTCTGCCATTATCGTGTTATTTCTCGTTTAGGTTGCGGATTGCTTGGTAAAAAACCATAATTAGGCATATCAACAGGGCGCTTACTTACTAACTCCGAATTCTTTACAATGTATCCAAGTTTTTCGGCTTTCTTTACCGCTACTTGTTTTAATTCTTTGCTATTAACATCAATTGCTTTACCGCTAAATGTAGCGTAAACCCTTTTATTCCAGCGGTGGTGACAATTTCCACCGCCTTTATAGAACCAAATAGAATACGTATCTGCACCTCGAGGTCCCCAACCTTCATTTACTACTTGCGAACCCATCTTTATAATGTCTTCTTTACGGTAAATCTTATTCGCCGCCATCATTTCTCTACAAAATTCGCGTTCCGCATTTTTAGCACCAGCGTAAACGTATCGAGTTAGGAATTTAATACCTTCAATTACTTCGTCTTGCTTACTTGAAATATTAGGTCTATTGTCGCCCGTTGAAACTAAGTTAACTAATTTACTTAATAAGGATTGTTTAGGCTCTTTAGAAAGCGTTTCGTTCTCTTTGTCGTCCAAATCATAATCTACTTCGTATTCGTCTATTAAAATCGAATTTTCGGGTTCGTCTTCGCCTAAATTAATTAACGCTTCAGCTATCTTAAAATCTTTGCTTAATTCCGTTCCTGTTTCTTCAGCAACTTGTTCTTCGTTTTGTGCGTTTTCTAAATCTACGAACTCCAAAGGTTGTAACGTTTTAAAGAATAATTTTAAAGAAACACCGTTAAAGGCTAAAATTTTATCAAAGGCATCTATTATTTGGTCTTGAATAGGTTTAATAACCATATTGTCAAACAAAATAGAAGCATTTTTTAATTCATCGGCGTTTGAACTAAATCCATTAGCCGAACCTAAACCAAAAAGAAGCGGACTTGTAACGTTATGCGCTAACATAATTTTCTTTACGCATTCCTCACTTAATGAATTATACAAGTCTGGAGCATCGTTAACGGGCATTGTGTCAACCGTTGTTTTGCTTTCTTGGTTATTATTAAATCCGATAATAACCTTTTCACCACGCGGTCCCGTTAATTGGCTTTTTACTTTTCCCGTAATAATTTGTTGTTGTTCTTCAGTTGGAACGCCATTATTAAAGTTAATTACAACCCGTCCAGCGAAGCCTTTTTGAACTTCGTTAATTAGGTAATCAGCTATTTCTTCTTCTAACTTTGCATAAGGTAAACCACCTTGGTAATCAGGCAAAGCGTAATATTTCATTCCTACCGCGTACGGCTTTGAATAAAGTATTTCTATTTGTTCATTTGAATATCCAAAAGCGGGAATTCTTTTAGGAGCGTATTTCTTAACGTCTAACCAATTATCTGAATAATAATAACCTTCTATTTCACCGTCTTTATTGCACTTTTCCGCGCGTAATAAATTAACTGGTATATGATATGCTTTTAAAATTCTTTTGTGGTCTTGTGAATAATGTATTTGCATTGCAAATTGTCCGAACATTTTTCTGTCAAGTACTATTTTACGAATACAATCAGCATGAAATAAAGCCATCATTTGAGCGTACTCATTTGGCTTTTTACTTGCATCTAACGCACTTAATCCACGACCGTAAATTAAACGACTTACATTGTTTATTACCGAGCTATTAGTAGTTGAATTAACGTACCTATCAATGATAAACTGAAAGTAATTATTATCCTCGCCAAACTCAACCCAAGCGTCTCTTTTCGACTCTTGAATTACTGGCGTTGTATAAGAACTTAATTCTAAAACGTGTATATTACTCATAAACTATAAATTCATTTGTGGTGCTATTAGCAGTATATTGGTTTTTGTTTACTGAAAAACTCGAAACACTTTGATCAGTGCAAAATATCCTATCCTTATAAACTACCGTAGCACCGTTAATAAATACCAAATCGTAAAAATGATTTTCTACTAAATTAAATTCAGCTTCAAACGTATCGTAATATTCCCCTTGTGTATAAGTGTAACCAGTTATTTCAGTTGTTACGTTCGTTTGATCGTCCGTAATAGCTACGTAATCAAAAACTTTATTTCGTGGTATAAACACAAAGTCTTGGTCATTTGTCGAAGTAGTTAGAATAATCATATATTATAAACGTCAAAAGTACGATTTTGTCCTTAAACAAAAAACACCTACCGAAGTAAGTGTCTTTTGCGCAAGTATATAGAAGAAAGAAATTATGCAGTAACTATTTGTGCATCCGTTCCCGAACCGTCTTCAAACAAAACTTTTAATCCAGCTTCGTCAGTTACATCAAGAAAATTAGCTGGGCTTACCTCCATAGATTCAAAAGTTAAATTATAACCATTGAAGTCACCTAAAGCCGAACCTGAAGAAACTGTTCCAGCAGTAACATCCGCACCTTGAGTAAGTCCCATTAAAAAGAATTGGTCAGTCATTGTTCTAACTACAATTCTTGGGCGACCGTAAGCAAGTAGTTTAACGTTTTTATGCGTTGCAACGTCTTGTCTTTTTAATTGAATAGTAAGCGTTTGTTGAAAGAAAGTAGTACCGTTATCTCGGCTTGAATTAATTGTAGTTTCAAAACTATTAGCACCTTTTAATTCGTATTTGTATAATTGCAAAGCGCCTGTATTTACAGGAGTCCAATCATTTATTAAATCTGTATCCGTGTTATCATAAACAACGTTATCAGAATTTAAGTCATCGTAGTTTATAAAGTAAATCGCTTTCAATCCTGAAACCGAGTCTTTACATTGTTCTATTCGACCGTTTGTTATATCACAACTCATTTTATTTATTTTTTAAAGTTTAACAAAAAAAAAGGTGGTGTATATTGCACCACCCTTTATTATAGTTTATGTTTTTTAGTTAGCCGAGTTAACGATTCCGTAAGTAACTACGTCTGAAGCAAAACCGTACTTCGCATCAGCAGTAAATCGCATTACTACACGTACATTTTGACTTCCGTCGATATCACTTAAATCAATAACTTTGCACTCATTCATCTCATTCATCAAACCAGTCGCAAAGAACAAGTTTGAAGTTTGAGAAAGTAAAGCAGTATTTGAAGCAAGTCCGTTAGCTAAGAATATTTTAACACCGTCAAAATACAAGTCATTCAATACTTGGTTGTTTCCTTTGTTATCGTATCCGTTAGCACCTTGACCTGAAGCAGCGAACCCACCTAAAGCACGTACGTAAGCTCTATAAATGTTATTAGAAACATAAAGAGTTAAATCTTCTTTACCGTACAATGCAGAAGGCAAAGCGTCAATCATCGAACCTAATTGTGCAATAACGTTTGTAGCATCTACCGTAGTACCCGCAATTTCTTGAGCAGCTGGTAAAGCAGCATCAGTAGTTAATTGTGTCATGATACCAGCGAACTGTCCAGCAGTTGCGTTAACACCTCTCCAAATTGAAGTTTCCATCCCAGCAGCAACTTTTTCAGCAGCGTGTGCAATTAAGAAATCAGCGAAAGACTTCGGCAATACGTCGAATGCAGAATATCCCATTTGAATAGCGTCCCAATCTTGTCTGAAATCAGATTTACACAATTGTAAGTTAACTTGAAAAGATTCAGGTTGTAATACTCTTTCAGTTAAAGTAACTGTTGACGTAGGGTCGAAATCACAAGTTGCGTTTTTGATAATATCGTCAGTTGCAACCCTTTTAATTACTTGTTTGTACTTAACGTTAGGCATAATAGTAATACCGCCTTTTTCCAAAGTTGGAGCGCTTAACAAAGCCGCAGCGATATATTTTCCAGCGAACTCACCAGCATACGTTGTAGTAATGCTTTGAGTAGTTGATAGGTTAATTTTTTCCATTTTTATTTAGTTTTTTATTTTATTTATACTACGGTTAAAGTAATTGCACCAGAAGCAGTTCCCAATCCGAAAACATACCAGTTTGTTCCGTCACCTACTAATTCAACGAAATCTCCGATTGTGTCATTAGAAGCAGAAAAAGTAATTGTGTTTTCATCAGCTCCCGGTACGTTAGTACTATTCACGATAACACCACCTTGAATTTTGTTTGAAGCCGCTTTAATAGTCCAAGCAGTCGTTGCGAATAATGCACCCACTACGAACTTGTAAGATTGTCCAGCTCCATCGGCAACCGCTGGAAGTGTAATTTGCGCTCCAGCAGCAGCGTTTAAGATAAATACTTTACCGCTATCTTCAGCAGTTAAAGTTGTTGCACCCGTCAATGTTTCAATTACACCTACTTGACGTAAAGAATCATTTGAGATACTTGTTAATGTTGTACTCATTTTTTATTGTTTTTTAAATTATTACTTATTTAGTTTATTTAAAACTGAATCCATTATTG